GATGTGACGGACGGAATTCGTGTGACAGCAGATTTGCTGAAGAAACGGCAGATTATGATTTGCAATGGATGCACGGACTGTCTGCGGGAAATGGAACTCTACTGTTGGGATGAGCGGGGGAGCCGAGATACCCCCCGCAAGGAACATGACCACGCCATGGATGAAATGCGGTATTTTGCTATGGATGTGGCAAAGGAAGACCGTGGAGGTTTTGCGGCGGTGAGTGTGGAACGATACGCGTAAAACAATTCTTTTAACAACGGAACAGGAGGAAGTAGGACTTGAAATGGTTCAAAAAACAGGAGGGAGCTGTGATGGCTGCGGCGCAGCTGCGCAGCGGTATGCAGCACCCATTCGGCATGCTGCGGAATTATGTGCCCATGCATGAAGGGGAGATCCGTCTTTATCGGGCAATTCGGGAGGCTGTCCCTGTGGTGGATGCGGCGATATACAAGCTGATCCGACTGTGCGGTGGTGTTTCTGCGGCCTGTGACAACAAGGCGGCGGAAGCAGCCTTGCAGGAGTTTTTGCGGACGGTTCCCACAGGAAGAGGTCAGTTTGGCATCAATGCCTTTCTGGATTGCTATCTGGATTCCCTGTTGACCTGTGGTCGGGCTGTGGGTGAGATCGTGCCTGACTGCGGAGGCAGAGATATTGCGGCGCTGCTGTGTGGCAGAGCGGAAGATATTGAGATCAAAGAGGGGGAGAGTCCCCTGGATTTCACCATCTGCGGCATGGATGAACATGGACGCATGGGAGAACTGCCCTATCAGCACCTTCTTTTATTTACACCACTGAATCCGGAAGCAGAGAACCCTTACGGCGTGTCTTTGCTGCGGTCTTTGCCTTTCCTGGCGGATATTCTCATGAAAATCTATCAGACGGTTGGCGTGAACTGGGAACGCTGTGGAAACATTCGTTTTGCGGTGACCTGCCCCGGCGGTGATGGCATTTCTGCCGCGGAACGCAGTCAGCAGCTGGCGGAGGAATGGTCCCGAGCCATGCAGGACACCCGGGGTGGAAGCGTGCGGGACTTTGTGGCTGTCGGTGATGTGGGAATCAGAGTCATCGGGGGAGACGCGCCCATTCTGGACAGCGAAGTGCCGGTACGGCAGATTCTGGAGCAGATCGTGGCAAAGACGGGCATTCCGCCTTTCATGCTGGGTTTGAACTGGAGTTCCACGGAACGAATGAGCTCCCAGCAGGCAGATATGCTGACCACGGAGATCACGGCCATCCGCAGAACACTGACGCCGACGGTGGAACGAATCTGCCGCATGTGGCTGCGCATGCACGGCTTTACCTGCAACGTGGAAGCTGTTTGGGACGATATCAATCTGCAGGATGAAGTGGAAGAGGCCAGAGCTGCGCTGTATCGGGAGCAGGCCCGCAAGCTGAAAATCGAGAACGATGCGGCGGAAAGTAATGGCGGAAATATTTGAACATGGGGGGATTTCTTTGGACATGCGGGAAGAACTGGCGCAGATCAATCAGTTTGCCAAAACCGATCTGACGGCAGAACAGGTCTATACCTTCAGTGTGCGTCTGTGTGACAACGAGGTGGACCGGGATTTTGAGCGCTTTGACACCAATGCGCTGGAGCGACTTGGCGAGTTGTTTCTGGGTAAAAGCGGTATCTTTGATCACCGTTGGTCTGCCGACGGTCAGACCGCACGCATTTATCGGACAGAAGTGGTTCGGGAAAATGCCAGAGTTACCGCGGCGGGAGATGCGTACTGCTGGCTGAAAGCATGGGCATATCTGCTGCGCACGGAAAAGAATGCCGATTTGATTGCGGAGATCGAGGGGGGCATCAAGAAGGAAGTCAGCGTTGGATGCAGCATGGGGCGTAATATCTGTTCCATCTGTGGTGCGGAAGAAGGCTGTTGTCAGCACAGAAAGGGACAGATGTACGGCGACCAGCTGTGCTTTGTGGAGCTGCAGGAACCTGTGGACGCCTATGAGTGGTCCTTCGTGGCAGTGCCTGCCCAGAGAGAGGCCGGCGTGCTGAAGAAACGCTTTGGTCAGATGGACGGTGAACTGGCCATGCTGCGCAAGCAGGCGGAACTGGGAAGCAAGTATCTGATGGGACTGCGGCAGGAAGTGGTGCGTCTGGCCATGCTGGCTGATGACGGCATGGATGGCAGCCTGCTGACCAAAGCCGCGGAAAGAATGGAGGAGCCGGAACTGCTGGAACTGAAACGGGCTTATGAGTCTTGTGTTGCCAAGCGGTTTCCTGTGGCACCTCAGCTTCGTCCCGCCGTAACGGCAGAGCGAAGTGACGAAACTGTATTCCTCGTCTGAAAGACGAATGAAATTGAAGGAGGATGACAATGAAGTTTTCTTACGAAGGAATTGGTCAGTGGGCAGCAACCTTTGCCTGTGACCAGGTGAATCTGGGCGAGATGGTCAAGGTCAGTGGCAACGGTACTGTGAGTTCCTGCGCTGATGGCGACGATTTCTGCGGTGTGGTGCTGACTGTGGGCAGAGACGGCAGCGCCTGTGCGGTGGCCCTGGGCGGCATGGTGACCGTAGGTTATACCGGTACCGCGCCCGCACTGGGCTGGACAGCCCTTGCTGCTGATGGCAATGGCGGCGTTAAGAGTGCTTCCGGCGGCAGAAAGCATCTGGTGGTTGATGTGGACACCAGCGGCAGCACTGTGACCTTTGCACTGTAAGGAGGAAGATACATATGGCTTATCATTTTGAAAACATCAAGCTGGAAAAGGGGATGTATAACTGCGGTAACCGCAGCTTTTCCAAGACTCTGGAGGAACTGGACCCCAGTGAGAATTACCGCGGCACCGCTCTGGAGGGCATGGATGCATTCCAGCGTCAGCTGAAGCGCTTTGACATTAAGGTGAAGGGTGCCGGCAGTGACCATGTGGAGAAGTTCTTCTTCAACACCGAGTCTGCAGTTCTGTTCCCTGAGTTTGTTTCCCGTGTGGTTCGTCAGGGCATGGAGGAAGAGAGCATTCTGCCCGACATCACCGCAACTGTGACCCATTTTGACGGTATGGATTACCGTTCCATCGCTTCTACTCCCACCGAGGAGGAGAAGAAACTCAAGCGCGTGGAAGAGGGTGCTGAGATTCCTCAGACCACCATTCACACCCAGGAGAATCTGGTGCGTCTGCACAAGCGTGGTCGCATGCTGGTGGCTCCTTATGAGGCCATCCGCTTCCAGCGTCTGGATCTGTTCTCCGTGACTCTGCGCCAGATCGGCGCTTACATCGGCCGCATGCATCTGGAAGATGCGGTATCTGTTCTGATGAACGGTGATGGCAACAACAATGCCGCCCCCGTTTTTAAGATTGGCACCGAGCCTGTTTCCGGTACTTCCGGCACGCTGAGCTACAATGCTCTGCTGGACTTCTGGGCACAGTTTGATCCCTACACCATGAACACCATGCTGGTGAGCAATGATGTGATGCTGGATATGCTGAAGCTGCCCGAATTCCAGAATCCTCTGACCGGCCTGAATTTCCAGGGTACCGGCAAGCTGACCACTCCTCTGGGTGCACGACTGCTGCGCACCGGTGCGGTTCCCTCCGGCACCATCATTGGTCTGGACAAGAACTTCGCTCTGGAGCAGATCTGCGGCAGCGAAGTTGTGGTGGAATATGACAAGCTGATTGACCGTCAGTTGGAGCGTGCGGCCATCACCTCTATTTCCGGCTTTGCCAAGCTCTTTGCTGACGCCTCCAAGGTTCTGGAGATCTGAACATTGCCTGCGGAACCGAAACGCGGTTTCTGACGAGGCAGGGATGGGCGGATTTCCGCCCATCCCGTGAAAACAAGGCATTGGAGGGAATGGATGATGCAGGAGAGTATTTTTGAACTGGCACAGACGATTTCCGGTGCCGGAGAAAAAGAGCTTCCTTTGCTGGAACAGTTGTGCGTTGCAGCAGAAATGGCATGGCTGGCCAGACTTCGTGACGGAATGAATGCAGAGGATTGCGGCGCGGCGTTCCGATGCGCGGCGGCATTTGCCGCTGCTGCGGATTTGATGGCAGGCCGTAATGGCGGCCACGGGGTATCTTCTTTCACCGCGGGGGAGATTTCTGTTAAAACCCAGGGAGCCGCAGAGACGGCCGGTACTGTGAAGGAATTGCGCCGGTCCGCAGAGCGTCTGATGGCCCCTTATACAAAAAACAGCGATGTCTGGCTTAAAGGAGTACGGGGATGAATGGATGGGTACAGGAAGTTTTGGAGCGGCATGGCCAGGATGTGATGCTTCAAAAGGAAGAAGGCCTTGTATCTGTGCGCGCCTTTTTGCAGCCGATTACGGAACGCAAGGAACAACTTCCGGGGGCTATGACGGAACTGGGCTGGAATGATGAGCGGCTGTGGCTGTATCTGGGCCAGGCCGAGGTATCGGCGGGAGATACCGTGGAATGGAACGGCACGTTGTTCCGTGTCCGCAGCAGCCGTCCTTACTACATCGGCCAGGAGTTGACCCACTGGTGGGCGTCTCTGGAAGTGGCGAAGGAGGCGGCGGAATGAAGGAACTGACACAGGTACGGGACGTTGTCATGCAGACGCTGACCGAGGCTGGACTGCGGGTCATGGCTGCTTTTCCGGATGGGAGAGCAAAGCAGTATGAAGATGCGGTTGTGACCGTAGCCGTAGGTGCTGCAGAGGGGAAAACCATGGGGTTTTGCAACTATCTGGGCGAAGTTTACGACGCGGAGAAGGGAACGGTTCTGGAACTGTACGGCAAACAGCTGGAAGGAGAGGTTACCGTGGATGTCCGTGCAGGTAAGGCCGTGATTTGTGAACAGGGCTGCGAAACGGCGGCAGATGTATTGCTGGGCGGTCTGCCGGGCGGAATCCGTCCGGGAGAACTGAACTGGGAGGCTCTTTGCTGGGACAAGGCAACAGGGATGTTTTTGAGACGGGGAACGCTGAGGTGCCGGGCTACCTTTGTGGCAAAGGGAACTGAGGACGGAGAAATGTTCCTGGACTTTATTTTGAAGGGAGTTATGACGGATTGAGTAAAATCAACCATGAACGACCGGGGGTTTATTCCTCCTATGACGCGTCGGCGGTCATCACTGCCGGTCGTGCAATCAAGACTATTGGTGTGGCAGCCAAGAGTGCTCGCGGCACTGTGGGCGAAGCGGTGACGTTGACCGGATATTCTGCCGGTGTGGCTGCATTCGGCGAGGACACTACACCGGGTATGGCCACGATTCTGAAGCTGCTGTTTGCCAACGGCGCATCCACTGTTGTGGCGGTGAAAGTGGCCGAGAATGGTGCGCAGGCGGACTATGAAGCCGCATTTGAAGTGCTGGGCAAGCAGGATGTACAGATCGTGGCGTGCGACAGCGCTGATATTGCTGTGCAGCAGGCACTGCGTGCTGCAGTAGAGGAAGCTTCTGCGGTGCGAAAGGAACGCATTGCC